CACTAATGAACTTTAGATCACGAAGTTGGCAATCGACAAGCGGGCGTAGAACTTAGCCCCCTCTCTTAGGAGTTTCTTGCCATACCTTGTGAGTATTCCCTTACGGGGGCATAGAGACTCTGGATCGAGTACCGTTGGAGTCTGGGTTAGGGGTACATATGGACAGTAGAAATAGCCGCTGTCCATGTAGGAATCGCCCTTATATCCGCCCAAAATCTGGTTTGTTGGGAATAGTGGGTCTTTGTACACTCTCCAACGAGCGTTTACAGTACCTACATATTGGATACCCATTGTGTTGGTGAAAGTCTCGCTTGGATCGGGAGCAAAACCAGCAGTTGCAGTCTCGAACATGGAGGCTACTTCGGGGGAAGTAACGATCCAGTTGATACCGCCACGCAACGTCTTACGGTGAACGACTGCGCCTAGTTCTACTAGTTTTACATACAAACTTTCATATTTTTCTTTAATCGTGTCTCCCAACGCGGTGTTGAAATCCCACGATGCTACTGTACCAGCATTATTTCTCAAATCTCCCAAGATTTCTCGGTCAATTTCAAGATTAATTTCTTGAGCCAAAACGGCTGTTAATTCAGCCTCGGCGTCAAGGTTGTGCTGGCTTCTCAAGTCTTGCTGAGCCTCATAAGACCATACGGCCTTTAATTTACGAGTCTTGGCATAAATGTCTTCCGACTCGATAACGAGGTTAATTTCTGGCAAGTCTTGGTTGCATTCCATGTTATACTCGTAGCTGACTACGGCGTATGGTGTGGTGGGCAATACATAATTACCGCCACTCTTCCAACCAATTACCAATTCGCCAGTTGTGGCGTTGACATAGCTTGCGCTAGAATCAGGAACGGTTGAAGTTGCAGCACCAATGGCAAGGAACGTGAATGTTCCGCCTTCACTTACTGTGAAGGTTTGGATTGGCATACCGCCGCTGTAGAGAGTACCGATTAAAGTACCAGCTAGAACAGGGGTGTGTTCCAATGCGCCAAAATGAGAACTATTTGTGCCGCTGTTGTCAGTGGCAGTTGTCTCATTCTCCACAAATTGTGAAGTGTAGTATGTGTACAAGTTGGCATCACCAGATGCTAACTGCTGCAACGAGTTAACGTCGTCGCCTGGGTATCCGCCATTATTCGTTTGACCACGAACTGCGCCCTTGTTGGACGAATAACGGAATCTTAGGTAGTACACCAAACCTGCGGGGCCGAGCAATGGCTGGACCGACACGATTTTATTCGCAATTAATTGCGGATAAATACGGCGTACCAATGGAATGCTAATTCTCTTGAATTGAGCAATATCTGAAGTGTCAGTTGTCACTTCGTTCATAAGTTTCTGGTTTTCTAAAAGAACAGCGGAGCAGAGGCGTGTATGATCGTCTTTAATTCCGTTGAGCAAACCAGTCTCTCCCCATCTCTTCGATAGGACTTTGGCTTCATTTAAAAAGCGTGCGTTTGCATTCATAGTTTTTATTATCCTTTATAAGATCATCTGCAAGTTATTTACTTAACACCAGCCAAGAGACGCAATTCAGCCAAACCTTGGCCGTCGTTACCTTGTACTGATAGTGTGTCGAGGCTTTCTACCAACTTTCTGGTTTCATCGTCCTCAATATCCTTTGTGGCGACTGTGTTGTTGTTATGTTCACGAATAACTTCTACGTTTTCAGTCTCCTTTTTACCTCTCCCCGATACGTTCTTTGCTTTCTCGGCTCTTGCTTTCTTGGACTCAGTTACAACCTGTTCCTTGGATTCGTTTAACGACTTGCCAAAGATTCGGACTGTTTCATTGAGTTTCTTATTCTCTCTCGAAAGATTAATGTTGCGGGCCTCAAGAATACGTTGCTTGTTGCGTAGTTCCTCAAGGGTTGCAAGAGCTTCGCCCAACTTGCTGGAAGTGGCGAGAGCATAATCTTCGTCGGAGATGTAGTCACTAAGAATTTCAACGACTCTATCAAGAGCAACTTTATGCTCTGCAATGTTTGGATCGTTGAGGGCTTGACGGTGGGCAGCTTCGGCCAACATCTTGGTCTTGTAAGCTAGATATTCATCCATCTTCTCAACCATGTAGGCTTTCATTTCTGTCAACTTCTTGTCATACTCTTCGTAGACTTCAAGTTCGAGCTTCTCATTCTTGCCTTGCTCGATAACGAGCATTTGATAAGCCTCTTCGTAGCCTTCGTCCATTGCGGCCTTCCATTCGGCATTGTTTTCATCAAGCCTCTTTTGAAGATCACGAATGATAACGACTGCTTCCTTGTACCCTTCATATCCAGTTGCTTCGCTCTCTTTGAGTTCGGCAGCAAGATGGGCATAGGCTTCTTGTAAATTTTTGTTGTATTCTGCTTCGAGTTCTGTCTTCATTTCTTCCGCCATTTCATTGACGGCTTTTTCGACCATACCAAACTTCTCGTCTGGTACAAAACTCTTTAGTGCTTCCAATACTTTATTCATGTTCCTAACCTCGCTTTAATTCTGTTGGTTTCTTCTTTGATTAAACCACTGATACAAGCTAGAACTAATTGTTCGCTAATTCTATCTATGCTCTTGGGTTCATTTTTCTTCGCAAATTCAGGAATATTTTCACTTGGAATCACACTTTCCCGTCGTGTGGTAGTGACTTTTTCCTGAAAAGCTGCATATGTGGACGGATCGGCTACTGCGTCAAAGGTGATTAGTTTGTAGCTTTCGCCAATAACTAACACTCCGTCTTCATTTACTTTTCCATTCCCTACACCCCTACTAGAAATTCCAATTCGTACACCATCATTAATCAATGATTTGATTAGTTTCCCCATTGGGGTATTTAAAATAATGCCTTCTCCCATTAGCGTATTGCCTTCCCAAAATAATCTTGTTATCTTGTGGCAGCAATTTGAAAAATGGATGATACTATCCGTTGGGTGGTCGCATTCTCCAATGAGACCACCACTGTCAATAGTTTCTTGAAGGCGTGTTACGTTTGAATTCAAAACATCGTATGGATACAAACGCTTATTTTTGTTTATCTGTTCGGCTTCTTGAAACTTGCCTCTAAACTTCACTACTTTGCCGCCAGCGGTGTCTGTGGATTCATGTAAATCCATTTCATTCAGCCACATCGTTCCGCTGTCGTACATGAGACAATCCGTGTAAAGAGTCCCAGGCGTGCCGCTATGTTCTAACAATAACTGCATAGGTTCTCCTTTACATATTTTGGATTAAATCTGTCTCTGGACCGTTCTTCATC